AATAATGCAAGTGAACTTGCAAGTATATTTAAAGAAGCAAGATATTATGATTTTGATCTATTTGCAGATTTTAATTTTTGGAATATGAACTTAAGTTTGTGGCAGATGTATGATGAGATTTGGCAAACAGATAGCAACCAAAAAGAAAGAATTTATAAAGATAGATTATTTGTAACAGATCAAGATATTGACCAATTAAATGACAATGACCATTATAATATTAATAAGGATGTATATATCACAAATGATTCTTACAATAATGAGTATATTGTAATATGAAAAAAAGATTAAGAAATAAATTAGGGCAATTTACAAAACACTCTAAATCAGAGGTAAGTTTTGTAAACTTAAATAGTTATACTGCTCCTGAGATTAAGGAAGTAGTAAATAAAGATTTTGTAGAGTATGGAGAGGATAATAATTATTTTCAATATCTCATAGATAGATATAATGGATCTCCAACAAACTCTGCTGCTATCAATGGCATATCTCAACAAATATATGGTAAAGGTTTAGATGCTACAGATGCTAACAAAAA